TTGCGGCATTTTTGTATTCTTCTCAGCAATAACTAGATATGCCATATAAGGACAGGAAGTCCGATAAGGCTAAGGCGGTAAATAAGAAGGCGAATAAGAAGTACTACCTTAAAAATAAGGGCGCCCAATTATTACGCAATAAGACCAAGAAGGATCAGATCCGTGATTACATTCGCAAATATAAAGAACACCGTGGATGTATGGATTGCGGCGTTAAATATCCCTATTACGTCTTAGACCTTGATCATCGTGATCCTAAAGAGAAGAAGTTCACCCCCGCCATGTTACATAAGACAGGTAGTTGGGATAAAATGATTAAAGAGGTTAGAAAGTGTGATGTCGTATGCTCTAACTGCCATAGGGAGAGAACTCATCAGAGAGGGCATTACACACATAGCAATGAGGTGTAAGAGGTATCTCTTAGTATTATGGGAGATCAATACTGAAAAATAAAACAGCGCCTTTAAATTTTTTTCAATAACCACTCAAGGCAGTGGCCGTAATGTCACAATAAGACTATGGCCAGATATGCAGAATTCCAAGACTCAGCAGGAAGACATTATGTTGAGCATGATATGCCTGAAGAGACAGCGTATCAACATCCAATCCGCTCCTATGGTGAGCCACGCCGTTTATCTGTATATGATCCAAAAGATCCAACACCAAGAGCAGTTGACCCACAAGGTGGCGGAGTTAGAGAGAATCCAAAGGGAGAACCAGGATTAGTTGGTTACTCAGATTTCTATCGTGAGCACCCAAGATCAAGTGGAATCACTTGGGTCACTAAAGATGAACATGGTAATGAAACTCGTAAGGAAGATAAATCTGTAATTGCCGATACCAATATTGGTTACATGCGTGTGCATGAGAAGTACAAAGGCGGAGGAATTGGGCGCCAGATGTTTGACTACATGCACAAAACAACTCCAGAAGGATCTAGATTAAATGTGGGTAAAGCAGCACATGATGCCACTCTTCATATGTCTAAGAAATTAAGTCAAGAAAAACCAGACGCAGTCCACTATAAGTTATTCTAATGACCTGTAGAATATGTAAGCACGAGGTCGTCTTCGGTGTTTGTGAGGTAGACACCTGTAAGTGTATCTGTGAGACAAATGGAACATTTGGGGAGAATGACTAATGGCTGCTGAAAATAATTTATCTCACGAACAATTAGCCATGTATATGACTCCCAAAGAGATAAAGAACAAATACAGTGTTTACTCAGGTGAGTTCGATGACCATGAACTTGGTGATGAAGAGGTTTGGAATAGAAAGCGTAAAGAATCAAAACGTGATGGTTTATATGAAAGCGTTAGGAAACATGGAGTTGAGGAACCTGTTCAATTATCTTTAGGTGATAAAACTGTAGCAGATGGGCATCATCGTATTGCTGCTGCTAAACCTAAACAATTAATTCCCGTAACACATTTAGAGCCAGAAGAAGTTTGGTGGAGGAATGCATACTCATGAGTGCCAAATACAAACGCAACGAACCATTTAACAAGATGCAGATAAAAGATGGTTGGATAGTCATCATGCGAAAAGACGGCTCCATCAAATCACGTATTGAGCCATACCGACCAAAGGTTAAAAAATAATGTGTGAACATGTGTACAAAAGATTCGGCCCAGGACCATGTCCTAAATGCGGCCTTCCTACAAATGACACTGATTGGAATAAACAAAACCAATTAATGAAACAATGGCATATAGATAATCCTGATGCTAAGTATGAGGGATGGATGTCCATATGAGTAAGAAGAGATGGATACCGCATCCAACTAGAGATTACCACGTTGATTGGCATGCACTTAGATGGCACAAGCATGCTATGACTATGGAAGAGGGAAATAAGTTTATGTCCACACCTAACGAGGATGGATCACGTAAAACTAAGTTTGATTATCATCAACACCTACATGACACAGGACAATTCGGCCTCGGCGAGCCTCATGAGCACTTTACTCCCAAGGATAAGAAATGAAGAAGAAACCTAAGTTTAGAGGTTACTCTCAGACTGATTACGGAAAAAAGTCCGTCCAGGAAAGGTTTAAGGTTAAAGATGTAAATTTTGAGGGCGGCAGCGATTACATTGCTGCGTGGGTTAATAGCAACTTAAATAAAACACAAATGTCTAGTGCTGAGGGAATTCAAGATTTGATGCAAGGCCCAAAATTAGGCTACAACGTGAGAAAGCGCAAGACATCTGAGCCAAGGGAAGATGTGGATGAGTAACTTATCTCCTAAACAATTTGATATATACCGTGGGTTACAAACACCTGGCTCTCAATTAAATCGAAAATCTTTAGGTGTTCATTGGACCGAGGATAAAGAGGTCGCAAGTGACTTTGGTAGTGGGCAAGGAGTGGGTGGGTATCTAACTCATCGTGCTTTTTACAAAGGACAAAGTTCTTTAATACATGCTGTAGCAACTCCAGAGAGTGTTGAAACTAATGAAACAAAATTACAAAATTATGATCTTGCTATGGATCAAGATGAATCAGAAATTCCATTAAAAGAGGGCGCTAAAGTAAAAGTACAATCAATTACTACTAGACGTAATAAAGGGCCAAACACAAAGGTAAAATCAAGAGTTCGTAGATATAAAACTCCACGAGAGATGACAGTATGAGTAATCTATCTCCTAAGCAGTTTCATACTCTCTATCGTGGATTAAGTTTTACTACCGATGTAAAAAAGCCTCTCGGCATGCATTGGACAGAGGATCCAGAAAGAGCAGTAGGTTTTGCAAGAAATCCCATTCGGCGAGGACCAGGCGTCGTGATTGAAGGACAAGTGGCTAAGAAGAGTCGTGAGACTCGTTCTGATGTCTTAAAGAAGAATCAAGTCTACGATGAGTATTGGGAGAATGAGATTCCCGTTAAGAAAGGCAGCACCGTGCATGTAACTGCTGTTACTAAGTTAAGTGACAAGAGAGATCGCACACGCACATACAATCCACCAAGAAAGTGGAAAGCATAATGGCTGCTGAAGATAATTTATCTAAAGGACAATGGAATCAATCAGAGTTAACTTTTCAAGTACATCGTGGTGTAACTCGTAAATTTAAGAAGGATGCGCCACTTGGAATGCACTGGTCAGCAGATCCTCAAGTAGCAAGAAGGTTTGCTGGATCTTTTGGCACCGTCATGCATGCTGAGGTACCTATTAGCGCAGTAGAGATGAGCACTCAAAAATTAAGTCGTGCTCAAGTTGATTTAAGAGATAAAGAAATGAAACGTCCAGAAAAAGAAGTTCCAGTTAAACCTGGCGCAAAAGTAAAGGTTACTGGTATCTCTGGACCTGAAGCAGATCCTGTTACAGGTAATTGGAATGGACAAAGACGAAATGAATCACCAACATTTTCAGCATGGGTAGCAAACAAAGAGACTAAACGTCCAGCAAGAAAACGTATCTATAAAAATCCTAAAGAGATGCAAGCATAATGCTTAATCAAAAACAATTTAATGTTCCTGTTCCTGAGAATGTTCAGATAAGAAAAGCAGGTGGCAAGGGTCATCTTGAAGGAGATAAGACAGAGAGTGCTACTGGCATGGTTAGGACTGAGCGCTTAATTCCTTTGATGGAACATAGACGTAGAGGTGCTGATGCACAGCCCTCTAGTGAAAAGACTATTGCTGGTATTAGAGGAGACATTCAAAAAGGCAAAGGTATTAATAATCCAATTATGGTTGCGTATGACCATGAGAACAAGTGGGGCGTTGTTGGTGAGGGTCACCATAGATTAGAGGCTGCAATGGCAGAGGGCGTCTCCCATGTGCCAGTAACAGTTTATCGTCAGCCAGGATTAGGTGAACGAAAAGAAAAATCTCTTGGTAGTCATCTAGCAATGACAACTAACTTTACTGATAAAGGAAGTTACGAAGAGCGTATGGGCAAAGAGTACGTGCCTACAAATATTCATCCTGCTCACTTTAAGCAGTTTCAATGAACAACTACGATCATCAAATAGTTACTAACGTTAGGGAACATCTTAGCGATGACCTACGTAAGCCAGAGTTTCGTGGACACGAATGTGCTACCGCTGGACACTGTTACGTAGCAAGTGAAGCGGTTTATCACTCTTTAGGTGGTAAGGCTGCTGGTTACACTCCGATGCAGGTTACCCATGAAGGAACTAGTCACTGGTTTTTAAAGCACGAGAGTGGAAAGATTATTGATCCAACATCAGATCAATTTAAAACTCCAGTTCCTTATGAAAAAGCCAAGGGAAGAGGCTTCTTAACTAAGGAACCTTCTAAACGTGCAAAGGTGTTGATGAGTAGGATGGAATCTCGTCAATAAACTTTGATGTAGGCACTCTCCATGAGTTTTCATATGGAGTCCACCACTCATCTCTTTGACATTCTTCTACTGGTAAGTATCCAAATATCTTTACTGAAGAGAAATACTCTTGGTCTTCTACATAAGCGCCAACAATTATTGCGCCTTTATTTACATCTTTCTTCCATACAGGAATTGCATCCCTAGTTCTAATGCAACGCACTTCAATGTTTGTACCAACATCAGGATGATCCATACGATTTTTATGTTCCTCATTTGGATACCATGGAACAGTCCAAGGCATCTTGTATAACTTAGCCACTGCATACTCAGCGACATTTGCACGGACATTCGCTTGTAACTCACGCTCTAGGGTGCCATTGGCTTTTCCCGCTGCATAGTTAGGGCGATCTACCGATCCAAATTTTACCAACCAGCGTTCCATACCCAACTGGGCACAGATACGAACCTCATCTTTAGTTAATTCAACAATTTTAGCCATGTGCCAAACCTATCACACTGCGACAATAGCCCCTTACGAAAGGAGCCATATGGCAGACAAAGGAACAGCAGCAGCCATTATTGAGGTTGCTGAAAAAGAAGTTGGCACAATTGAAGGTCCAAAAGATAATGAGACTAAGTATGGCAAATTTACTAAGGCAGACTTTCTACCTTGGTGTGGCTCATTTGTTATGTGGTGTGCAAATCAGGCAGGTGTAAAGGTTCCTAATACCGTCTCAACTGTGGCTGGCGCAACTGCGTTTAGAAAGATGGGCACCTGGGTAGATGCAAAGGATGCCTCTCCAAAACCAGGAGACATAGCCTATTTTGATTTTCCAGGAGATGGTGTAGATAGAATTTCTCACGTAGGTATTGTTGTATCTAACAATGGAGATGGAACAGTTACCTGCATTGAGGGTAATACTGCAGGAAATGCAAAAGGTGATCAACGTAATGGCGGAGAAGTTTGTAAAAAGGTTCGTGGGTATATACCTAATAAGAAGAAGGTCATGGTATCTGTTGTTGGGTTTGGTCGGCCAAACTATGTTGGCAACGAAGTTGAAGCAAGTGTCCCTGTCATAGAGACACCACCTTTCCCAGGAACTGTTAAACCTGGAAGTAAAGGCAACAGCGTTAAGGTTGTTCAACGTGCTCTTGGATTAGTGGCTGATGGAGACTATGGTCCAGCCACAAAGAAGGCTGTAATCGCATTCCAAGATAACCATAAGATTTTGGACTCTAACGGCATTGTTGGTCCTAAGACTTGGGCAGAATTGGTCAAATTCCTATAAATCGGACAAATTACCCCTATGGCCCTCTAAGAACCTTCTGGTATTCTTGGGGGGCTTTCTACTGAAGGGGGTGCCCAATGACAACCATCATCGGAGTACAGTACGAAGACCGATGCATCTTGTTAGCAGACAATCAAGTAACAGATGAAAGTGGTCGTATCTATCGACATCCAGACATGGCAAAAATTTCAGAGCGTGGTGATTTTATAATTGCTGGTTCTGGAGAAGTATCTCCTTGTGATATTGCTCAGCACATTTGGAATCCGCCAAAATTAACCGCCAAAGATGCAAAAGATATCTATCACTTCATGATTGCAAAGGCAATGCCTTCCTTTAGGAAATGTCTAACTGAAAATGGATATGATTTTAACGAGGACCATGACAAATCTAAAGAAGGATTAAGGTTTCAATTTTTAATGGCTGTTGGTGGCGAGATCTTTGATATTGACCAAGATCTTTCGGTAATGAGAAGTATGGATGGCAAATATGCTGTTGGTTCTGGGGCTACCTATGCCTTGGGTGCGTTACATGCTGGAGTTAAACCAATGAAGGCTATGGAAATTGCTGCAAAACTTACAGCCTTTACTTCAGGTCCATACATTGAAAAGGAACAACTTAAGTAACTTTTGTAGGATTATTAAACTTTATAAAAGTTACTCCTGATATAAACATAGACATGTATTAAAATAACAACGTCTATTGTAGATACTGTTCTTTTACTATTTTTAACACTTTCAACAACATTTCGACTCCTTCAGTGTCTTATTAGATGTAAGAAGATAAGGTATTTAAAGACTCCATCGTGAGCCTATTTTAAGGAGACACAACTAAGTGATATCACTGAAAAAAATCGCACTTGTCTGTGCTGCAGCATTGACAAGCACAGTTCTTTTAGTTCCATCAGCAAATGCAGCCGCAGCAACAACACTGACCGTTAATGGATCAGCAGCAACTGGAGGTACAGCAGCAATTGCTCCTGTAGCACTTCCAGTTCCAGCAGATAATAGTGTTGATTTAGCAGATGCATTAAAAATTGCTGTAACAGGTTTAGATACAGGTACAGTTGTTACTGCTGTTGCAACTAATGCAACATTAGTACCAGCGGTAGCAACATCTGTTGCACCAGTTACTTCAGCATCAGGAACTGCAAATCTTTCTATTAGTACAGGTACTGGTACAACCGCTGATATTTTTGTTTACACAAAAACAACTGCAGTTGGAACTGTATCCGTAACAATTGGTGGAAACACAACCACATATTATGTACAAGGTACTGCTGGCGCTCTTAATGCAATTGCATTAACTGCACCAGAATCAGCAGCGGCTGGAAGCACTCAATCATTAAAGGTAACTGGATACGATGTATTTGGAAACTTAAAAGGTGGAGCATCTATTAACGCTGTTGTAAGCAATGGATCAACCGCAAGTGCAACTACATTAACTACTGACTCTGTTACAGCAACAAATGGAACTAAAACATTTGATGTAGCAATCCCAGCAGCAGGTCAAGTTACTGTAATTGTTTATGCAACTGTTGCTACTGCAATTGCTGGCATGTCAACTCCTGTTGGATCAGTTAGCAAGAACATTGCTATTCGTGATCTTGCAGGTGAGTTAGCAGCAGTCCAAGCAGCACTCGCAGCAGAAAAGGTTGGTCGTGCCGCTGATAAAGCAGCCTATGACTCAGCCACCGCAACTGCTACTAAGCAGATTGCTGATCTAAATGCAGCAATTGCAAGTCTAAAAGCCTTGTATAACAAGTTGGCTAAGAAGTACAAACTAAAGACTATTAAGTAGTATTCCCCTACAACTTAATATGAGCCTCCTGAGCATGAGGACGCAAAAACTGCTCATTTAAACTTATGGTAGGCTTTGAGTATGTCTAAGACTCAAGATAAAAAGAAACAAAGAAAAGAAGAACATGCCGAATTCCTGTGGAATCAGGCTCAATTAAAATCAGCCTTGATTAAAAATCAATTAGACATTGCTGTCCAAACCTTTAAAGAACTAAGTGGAGAAATGACTGAAGAACAAGTTAAAGCAACTGAAGAACAGACTCAAATTCAATATAAACGCATTGAAGAGTACCTAATGAGCGAAAAAGAGAAGTATTTAGAAAGACTAGGCATCCAACAGGACTGATAATTGGTCTATGTTAAAAAAAGTATTCTTTACAGTGATTTTGGCAGCCCTACTCTCTAGTTGTGGCTATGATGGGCATTTCAGATATCCATGTCAAGATCCTGCAAATTGGGAAAATGCAGAGTGCAAACCACCAATCTGTACAGCCAACGGGGCATGTCCAGACGATTTAGTTAGTCGAGAAAAAACAGAAGGAACACAAAATGGCTAAAGAAAGATTATCACCACAAGATTTAGATGCAAGATTAAAATTTATATTAGGAATTACACTAGGTTCTATTCTATTTATAACCGCTGTTGGAATTATGTATGCCCTTATATTTGTTACACAACCAATTACTGGACAATCTGAAAATGATAAGATGTTCTTTAATGTACTAGGTAGCGTAGCAACCTTTATTACAGGAACACTTGCTGGTCTTCTTATTGGTAGCAGTGGTTCTAATGCAGTGGCTGCTCCTATAACCAATACTGTTACTGAAAGTAACCCTAGTGTTGCCGAGGTTACAACAGTTGCGGAAGAAGTTCCTGCAGCAAAGTTAGACGACCCTAACTACAACTAACGATTATCTGTCTTGTAAAAACCGCCACCTTTAAAGACGGCTGTAACAGGAGAGTAAACTCGAATTAGAGCGTAACCACATTGTTCACAGAAGTACTTATTTTCTGGATCATTGATGCCACGCTCTTTTTCATAATCAATATCACAACTAACACATGCGTATGAATAAAGCGGCATTACGAATGGGTAGTCATTACTGAAACCATCTGACCACAGTCAACACACGTTTCATAGGTTTTAGCGGTAAATGGGCATGAACTTTTTTCAGTAACAATATGTTTGCACCAAAACGCTTTAATTACTTCTAGTAGTTTCATTTTTACTCCTCCTGGTATGAGTATACATTACCTGGTAAACAGGGCATAATTGGGTTATGCCTACTATATTAGAGACGCACAAATCAATAGAAATTACTGACCGCTGCGATCAATGTGGGGCTCAGGCAATGGTAAGAGCAACTCTGGCAAGTGGAGAGTTATATTTTTGTGGTCATCATGCTAGAAAGACTGGTAATAAATTAGTTTCACAATCTGTTGTTGTATTTGATCCTAGCGGAGTATTTAACTATGGCAGGCAGTGATTACTACCGTACTGGCAAAGGAATATTTGGCGGACCAGGTGGTACATATGGAAGATATGGAGTGAGTCAAATGGCAGGTAATCTATCTTCTCAATTTGATAAAGCAGAAAACATAGAAGAAAAACAACGTCGTAGATTTGGACGTAAACGTGAGTCAGGATATTCAGGCGCAGGATTTTGGTTTGCTAACTATCCGTACATGATTGGTGCAATGAGTTCTGGTACAGATCCTCGTGAAGGAAATATTCCAAATAGAGATCAAGCCCCAAATGAAAGTGGAGAGTCTGCTTCTGATACAAGTGGACTAGGAAGTGGCGGAACTGCCGCAGGATTTGTTGGAGGATTAGATTAATGGCTCAATTAAATCGTAAACCGTTAACTATAAATCCAAATCGTAAAACTAGAAAAAAAGAGTTTAGTTTTAATACTAATTTAGGTTATAAATCAAAAGCAAATCCAAGTATTGTTACTTGGGCATCACCTGGTAAAGGCGTACAGGGTGAGTCAGTTAACTCACAGAACACTGCAAGCAAGTTCATTATAAATAGAAATTGGAAGCCGCTATAATATAGTTGGGCTTTAACATTCCGAGGGGAATAATTGAAAATACTGCGTCCATTCGCAGCACTATCTGTAGTACGTAATATTGGAAGACTTATTTTATGTGGAGGAGTTGTTACTCTCTTCCTTGTATTTGGCATGTCTCAAGAGGTTTATGCTGAGGACAATCAAGAACAAGTTGTGGTAAGTCCTGCTCAACAAGCCGTTAACTCAGCACTCGCTACAGCAACTACAGAAGTACAGCAGGCTATTGCAGCCACAGATACTGCCACAGCAGTTATAGCCGCAGCCATTGTTGAAAAGACTCAGGTTCAAGCAGCAGTAGATTCTGTAACCGTTCTAGTTGCAGTAGCACAAGACAAAGTAGATATTGCTCAATCTGCCATAGATATAGTCACTGCAATTGATACATCGACTGTTCAAATAAAACAAGACTCTCTAGTTATTGTTGATGCACAAACAAGTGTTATAAATGCAACAAATGCTATTAATGCTATCGACACCTCGACGGCACAAATACAAGTTACTGAATTAATTGCTGCTAAGGCTCAAGCAGACACTGCAACAGCCACTGCTCAAACCGAACTAACACAAGCAAACATTGCAATTGATAACGCTCAAACAGCAGTCAATAATTTGCAAGCCACCATTGGAACTAGTACAAATGTTCTTGCTGGCGTAGATGATGCTGGTGTTCGCATGAATCTTCCATTTAATTTATTAATGGGCGGAACATTATATAACAATGTGTTTGTTGGTTCCAACTCAACAATTACATTTGGAGTTAACGAAGGTTCTAATTATTGGGCGACACCAAATGCTCCATCTATTTCTATAGCAGGATGGGACTGGACCACTTGGAGTACAGGAACTGGAATTACATATGCAACAACAGGTTCATCTTTAGATATTGCGTGGGACCTTAGGCCATTTCCACAACAAGATGCTTCTACACAAATGGTTCAAGTTAGATTTAATGCTGATGTAAATCCAACAAATGGTGCATGGAAGGCAGATGTTTCTGCTATTGGCCCAATTCCAAATGGTGCAAGATTTAATTATAGAGAAACAACAAATGGCAATATAACAAATATTGTTGACACAAATAATGGCGTTGGATTTAATGGAAAAATTAGTCAAGGACCAGACTTTACCCCTATAGTAGATCCAAATAATGCTTCTGTTCAGGCAGCGGTTGACGCTGCAAATGCAACCATATTTCAGTTAAACTCAAGTTTAAGTCTAGTTGTTGCTCAAAATACAACTAATACAACCAACAAAAACAATATTGGTAGCACAAACTTTTTTACTAATACTTTAACTTTAGCGGAATCAACAAAAACATCTCTTCAATCAATATTAGATACTAAAGAAGCAGAATTAAACTTTGCAATTAGTTTAATTCCCGAGGTTGTTGTGGTTCCAGAACCTCAACCTTCTCCTCAGCCTCAACCAGAGCCAATCTTTGAAGGAGTTCCTGATTTTCAACCAGAGTTTGTTGAACCGCCTGTTGAAACCGTTCCTGACGTTCCTGTTGAAGAAGAGATACAACCAACCCCAGAACCTGAGACTGTTCCTGAGCCAGAACTAGAAGGCGATCTTGAGCCTGCTCCAGAGACTGAATTAACTCCTGATGATTCATCTGAAACCTCCTTAGAAGAACAAGAGTCTATAGTAGATGATCTTATGGATGATGGCGAATTATCGGATTCTGATGCTGAGGAAATATTAGATGCATTAAGTGCTGATGGTGAAATAACCCTTGATGAAGTAAATAACCTTTCTGAAATGTTATCTGAAGATGGAGAATTTACTGAAGAAGAGAAAGAGTTAGTGGCTGAAGCGCTTATTGAAGCAGCAGAGGGAGAAGCAATTACTTCAGAAAGTATTAAAGAAGCAGGACTTGAATACAGCGATTTACCAGCAGAAACACCTGTTGAAGTTCGTCAAGATGAAAATGGTAATCAAGTTATAATTACTGCAGAAGTAGCAGCGGCACTTACTGTACTAGAAAGTCCTGCTGAATTTATTGGTGCAATATTTGATGATCCAGGAAAAGCATTAACAGCCGTACTAAATATCGGTGCTGACATGTCTACTGAAGAGCGAGAAGAGTCAGAGAAGATTATTGTTGCAGCAGTAATTGCGGGACAAGCCGCTATTAATGCAGCAACAATGGCAGCAACAGGTGCAGCAACAACTGCTGCAGTTAGTGCAGCAGGAACTGCAACAGGGGGAAAAACACCAACAAGTGGTGGAGGTGCTGGCGGTCCTGCCGCTGGCAATGACAAACCAAAGAGAACGGTTAGGAGACGTAAGCCGTGAAAATATTAAAAGATATGGTTGACCAACTCTGGACACTACTCGGCATGTTTATTGCCTGGGTAGTTTTAGACGGAAGTGCAAAAACCATAGTTGGATATGCAATTGTTGGAACTTTAATTGCATGGGCAGTTACGTATCCACTGCGTAATCGAGAAGATTAAGGGATTATTTGTTCTTGAGGTTGGGCACTTTGTAAGGAGATGTATGGATAAGAAAGCACTAGAAGCCGCAGCAGGTACGTACCTACGTGCAGCAGCAGCAGCAGTTGCCGCTTTGTATATGAGCGGTATTACAGACCCAAAGACTTTAGCAAATGCTTTTCTTGCAGGTCTTCTCGGCCCATTAGCCAAAGCATTAAATCCAAAGGATGCGTCCTACGGATTTGGCGCTAAGAAGTAACTTCAAGAAAGGTACATAAGTCGGATGACCAACAATATGATAATCACTGTCTTTGCAACGGTTGGAATAATAACCGCAGCCCTATTAGGGCTTCGTCAATTAGTTGAACCTTACAAAGAAAAGGCAGATTTATTTATGAGTTGGTTTGAAGATTTTAAACGAGATTGGTCTGGAGAAGAGGAGTCTCCAGGCCGAGATCGTGTTCCAGGAGTTATGGAGAGATTAAATCGCCTAGACGGAGAACTTTCCAGTAATGGAGGAAGTTCAACAAAAGATGTAGTAAATAAAATGTATGACAACCAGGGAGTCCTAATGGAGGCCTTCGTTGAAATGGGAGAGCGCTTAATTAGCATTGAAGAACATCTAGCAGTTAGCAAGTCTAAAGAACCTGTTTAAGAGATGATATACCTATGAGTATGCAGACCCCGAACGATCCAAACCCATTTGCTATAGCAGGTAGGTTTTTGGCTAGCAAGTACAAGGAAGGGGCACGTTCTCAACGTGACTCTGATCAAATGAACTTAACTCAAACAACTCTAGCAATGCATGCGGCTCAACATGAGGCAACAACTAGAAGCACCGCTCAACAAGCACGTCTTACTGAAAGATCTGCAAAAGCAAGGCACGGAAGAACAATGCACTTTGCAGAGAGCGTCCATGGCTTTGCACAACCAGGAACACAAGTATCTGTAAAGTATGGAGATGCGTCTGCAAGTTATACCTCTAAAATGCCAACTCCTACTGCTGTTTCAAAACCAGGAAGAGTTCCTGTTAAGAAAGTAAGAGGCGGAAAGAAAGTTCCGTAATGGCTGGTGCAATAGACAAAGGCCATCAGTCTTATAATGATTTTAACTCTGGTGCTGAATCAAAACAAGCGCCGCTATCTGCGATTGATAAAAAGATTTTAAACTTTGCTATGAAAATTTCAAGAAATCCAGCAATAAAGACTCATGGTCAGATACTACGTAATTTTGGTATGTACCCACCTGAGTTCTGGACTCGTGCTCAAAACCTGTCAGATCACCCAGAGGTTGACCCACAATCTAAGGAACAACTGTCTAGGATATTTTCTGAACCATCACGTCCAGGACCAATGACTGGTGGAGCACCTGTAGATGTTTATGGTAAACAGTTTTCTCATGGAGTGGAGTGGTAATGAATTGTGTTAATTGTGACAGACGAGCAATGTTTGAGTATAAAATTTCAAAAGTAGAATCTATTTTGTATTGTGGTAAATGTTTGCCTTCCTTTTTAAATGAACGTAAAAAAGCAGGGTTGTTAACTATTACCGAAGAGTACAAGGAAGATCAAACATCAGCACTTGCGGCTTTAAAATCTGCAACTACTGAATCCGTTGAAGCACCAAAAAAGAAGGCTGCATCTAAAAAGTCGGATAAGTAAATGAAATTAATCCGAAAGTTTGCAGTACAGGGCCATTACGT